GATGCCATTGCCCGGGCGGAAGAGGTGGTGTTACGTCTGTCCGGGATGAGCGGGGCTGTTCATGCGGATACTGACAGCACCGAAGTGGCGAAAAATAACGCGCTTACTGATGATGATTTTTCTGCGGGAAAGTTTTCGACGGCGAGCTGAATTTTGCCCTCAGACTGGCGCGTGAGATGGGGAGGCCTGACTGGCGCGCCATGCTTGCCGGGATGACATCCACCGAATATGCCGACTGGCGACATTTTTACCGCACGCATTATTTTCAGGATACCCAACTGGATATGCATTTTTCCGGGCTGATGTACGCCGTACTCAGCCTGTTTTTTTGCGATCCGGATATGCATCCCTCGGATTTCAGTCTGCTGGCTCCCCGGCGAGAGGAAGCGCAGACGGAGATGCCGGATGAGGAAGACATGCTGATGCAGAAAGCGGCAGGACTTGCCGGAGGCGTCCGGTTCGGTGGGGAGGGAGGGGGCGATATTTCACCTTCTGCAGATGTGGTGGATGTCAGCGAGGATGATGTTGCATTAATGATGGCTTCAGCGGGGATTTCCGGAGGTGTGAGATATGTCCCAGCCGGTTGGTGATCTTGTTATTGACCTGAGTCTGGATGCTGTCCGTTTCGATGAGCAGATGAGCCGGGTAAGGCGTCATTTTTCAGGACTGGATACCGACGCCAGAAAAACCGCCGGTGCCGTTGAGCAGAGTCTGAACCGTCAGGCGCTGGCCGCACAAAAAGCCGGGATTTCCGTCGGGCAGTATAAAGCAGCCATGCGTACCCTGCCCGCACAGTTTACGGATATCGCCACGCAGCTTGCCGGTGGTCAGAATCCCTGGCTCATCCTGCTGCAACAGGGCGGTCAGGTGAAGGACTCCTTCGGCGGGATGATCCCCATGTTCAGGGGGCTTGCCGGTGCGATCACCCTGCCGATGGTCGGGGTCACCTCGCTGGCGGTGGCGACAGGTGCGCTGGCGTACGCCTGGTATCAGGGGGATTCCACGCTTTCAGAATTTAATAAAACGCTGGTCCTTTCCGGCAATCAGGCCGGACTGACTGCCGATCGTATGCTGACGCTCTCAAGAGCCGGGCAGGCAGCAGGGCTGACGTTTAACCAGGCGAGAGAGTCACTGGCAGCCCTGGTGAATGCCGGTGTGCGTGGTGGTGAACAGTTTGATGCCATTAACCAGAGTGTCGCGCGTTTTGCGTCTGCATCCGGTGTGGAGGTGGATAAAGTCGCTGAAGCCTTCGGGAAGCTGACCACTGACCCGACGTCGGGACTGATGGCGATGGCGCGCCAGTTCCGTAACGTGACGGCAGAGCAGATTGCGTATGTTGCACAGCTGCAGCGTTCCGGAGACGAGGCCGGTGCCTTACAGGCGGCGAACGATGCTGCCACGAAAGGCTTTGATGAGCAGACCCGCCGCCTGAAAGAGAACATGGGGACGCTGGAGACCTGGGCGGATAAAACAGGGAAGGCGTTCAAATCGATGTGGGATGCCATTCTGGATATCGGTCGTCCGGAATCCTCAGCGGATATGCTCGCCAGTGCGCAGAAGGCATTTGATGAGGCGGATAAAAAATGGCAGTGGTACCAGAGCCGGAGCCAGCGCCGCGGTAAAACCTCCTCTTTCCGGGCCAACCTTCAGGGCGCATGGGATGACCGGGAAAATGCCCGTCTGGGTCTGGCAGCGGCAACGCTGCAGTCGGATATGGAAAAAGCCGGTGAACTGGCGGCAAGGGACAGGGCTGAGCGTGAGTCGTCACAGCTGAAGTATACCGGAGAGGCGCAGAAGGCGTATGAGCGCCTGCTGACGCCACTGGAGAAATATACCGCCCGGCAGGAAGAGCTGAATAAGGCCCTGAAAGACGGGAAAATCCTGCAGGCGGATTACAACACGCTGATGGCGTCGGCAAAAAAGGATTATGAATCGACGCAGAAAAAGCCGTCAGGTGTGAAGGTGTCTGCCGGTGAGCGCCAGGAAGACCGGGCGCATGCAGCCATGCTGGCGCTTGAAACCGAGCTCAGGACGCTGGAAAAGCATGCCGGTGCGAATGAAAAAATCAGCCAGCAGCGCCGGGATTTATGGAAAGCGGAAAATCAGTATGTGGTCCTGAAAGAGGCCGCCACGAAACGGCAGTTATCTGAGCAGGAAAAATCCCTGCTGGCCCATGAGAAAGAGACGCTGGAGTACAAACGCCAGCTGGCTGACCTGGGCGACAAGGTTGAACACCAGAAACGGCTGAATGAGCTGGCACAGCAGGCGGCGCGGTTTGAACAGCAGCAGAGCGCGAAGCAGGCCGCCATCAGCGCAAAAGCCCGCGGCCTCACCGACCGTCAGGCGCAGCGGGAGTCGGAAGAGCAGCGCCTTCGTGACGTGTACGGTGATAATCCGGATGCGCTGGCGAAGGCCACATCTGCACTGAAGAACACCTGGTCTGCGGAGGAGCAGCTTCGTGGAAGCTGGATGGCGGGTCTGAAGTCCGGCTGGGGCGAGTGGGCGGAAAGTGCGACGGACAGTTTTTCGCAGGTTAAAAGCGCGGCCACGCAGACCTTTGACGGTATTGCACAGAATATGGCAGCGATGCTGACCGGCAGCGAACAGAACTGGCGTGGTTTCACCCGTTCCGTGCTCTCCATGCTGACAGAGATTTTTCTGAAGCAGGCGATGGTGGGGATTGTCGGGAGTATCGGCAGCGCCATTGGTGGTGCTTTCGGTGGTGGCGCATCCGCTTCCACGGGGACGGCCATTCAGGCTGCGGCGGCGAACTTCCATTTCGCGACCGGGGGATTTACGGGAACCGGTGGCAAATATGAGCCAGCGGGGATTGTCCACCGCGGGGAGTTTGTCTTCACGAAGGAGGCAACCAGCCGGATTGGTGTCGGGAACCTGTACCGCCTGATGCGGGGCTATGCGGAAGGGGGGTATGTGGGTGCTGCCGGAGGTCCGGCGCAGATGCGGCGGGCGGAAGGGATTAATTTTAATCAGAACAATCACGTGGTGATTCAGAACGACGGCATCAACGGACAGGCCGGGCCGCAGCTGATGAAAGCGGTGTATGAGATGGCCCGTAAAGGTGCGCAGGATGAGCTCCGGCTGCAGTTGCGTGATGGCGGTCTGTTATCGGGGAGCGGGCGATGAAAACCTTTCGCTGGAAAGTGAAACCGGATATGGAGGTGAACTCGCAGCCATCGGTGCGTGAAGTGCGTTTTGGTGACGGGTACTCACAGCGTATGGCGGCAGGGCTGAATGCTGACCTGAAAACATACCGGGTGATGCTTTCCGTGACCCGGGAGGAGGCCCGTCATCTGGAAGCGTTCCTGGCAGAGCACGGTGGCTGGAAGGCATTTTTGTGGAAGCCACCCTATGCATACCGGCAGATAAAGGTGACCTGTGCCGGGTGGTCTGCGCGGGTCGGGATGTTGCGCGTTGAGTTCAGCGCGGAGTTTAAGCAGGTGGTGAACTGATGCAGGATATTCACGAAGAAAGTCTGAACGAGTCGGTTAAATCAGAGCAGTCACCGCGGGTGGTGCTCTGGGAAATCGACCTGACGGTACAGGGCGGTGAGCGGTATTTTTTCTGCAATGAGCTGAATGAAAAAGGGGAGCCGGTCACCTGGCAGGGGCGGCAATATCAGGCGTACCCGATTGAGGGGAGTGGCTTTGAGATGAACGGAAAGGGCAGCAGTGCCCGCCCGTCGCTGACGGTGTCCAATCTTTTCGGCCTTGTCACCGGAATGGCGGAGGATTTGCAGAGCCTGGTGGGGGCCACGGTGGTCCGCCGCCGGGTGTATGCCCGTTTTCTGGATGCGGTGAATTTCGTTGCGGGCAATCCGGAAGCGGACCCGGAGCAGGAGCTGAGTGACCGCTGGGTGGTGGAGCAGATGTCGCAGCTGACAGCCATGACGGCCTCGTTTGTGCTGGCCACACCGACCGAGACGGACGGGGCGCTGTTTCCCGGTCGTATCATGCTGGCGAACACCTGTATGTGGACCTACCGCTCTGATGAGTGTGGTTACACGGGCGGGGCTGTGGCGGATGAGTTCGACAACCCCACCACGGATATCCGTAAGGACAGATGCAGCAAGTGCATGCGCGGGTGTGAACTGCGCAGGAATGTCGGCAATTTTGGCGGTTTCCTTTCCATTAATAAACTTTCGCAGTAA